GGGGATGAACGTGCCCGTGCCCGGATCCCCGGAGGTCACGTCGCGAAGTTCGACGCTCATCTCCTTGGAGTGGCGGGCGAGGCGTTCTGCCGCCTCCGGGCTGTACCAGCCCAGGGACGGGACCTGCGTCGAGACGAGATCGCGGAAGTACGAGTGCGGACCGCGCTCGCGGTACGTCTTCGGCTCCTCACCGACCTTGACTCCTGCGTCCTTCAAGGTGAAGGCGGACGCCTGCCGGGACTTCTGGAACGACACTTCGCGCTCGAGCTTCTCGGCGGCTCGTTCCGCAGACTCTTCTAGCTTGCGGAACTCCTCATCGTGAAACTCGCGTTCGTCGTCCTTGGTCTCCGGGGGAAGCTCGTCGATGACCTTCCCGTAGGCCTCCATCGCGCCGACTGCTTCGTCGTGCGCTTGCTTCGCCTCGAGGATGCGCTTCGTCATTTGAAGCGGCTGTTCCATCTGAGGTCCTTTTCGAGTTGTGACTGCAGCGCCTTCGCGTCGTCGATGCGGGAGTGAGCCCGCCTCTTGAGCGCGAAGAGCTCTGCTCGGTCACGAACCACCTCAACGGGTGCGGTCGTGCTCGCCTCGTCGGCAGCCTCATCTTCGAGCGGTGCCTCCGTGTCCTCGACGGCCTCCTCTTCGGGAGCGGCGTCTTCGGGGGGTTCATCTGCCGGGGGCGAGTCCGGCATTTCTTCTGCAAGTGAGCGAACCTTGGCAAGCGTGCGGCTGGCCACCTGCGAATCCGTCGTCGGGTAGGCGCCCATCGCTGTCGTCGTGACGTCGAACAGCTGCCCTACCTCGTTGATGGTGCGCTCGAGCTTTCCGTCTTCGGTCTCGTTCCAGGTGTCCTCTTTGACCGTGAAGGCGAAGGACGACTGCGAGACGTCGCCGCGCTCCATCAAAACTCGAAGGTCGGCGGCGTAGGTCGTCGGGGCGACCTTCGACCACATGTGCAGGCCCTTCGGATCCGTCCTCAGCTCGAGCGTCTTGTTGCGGGTCGAGGAGAGGACGTAGCGAGTGTCATGGTCGATCAGGTGCAGGACGTGCGGGTCGTCTGCGAGCGCGTTGTCGAAGGCGCCCTTGGCGATCCGCTCCTTGAAGAAGCCCAGATCCGTCCAGGTGTTGAAGACGGCGGCGTGTCCCTTGATCGTGAAGTCCTTGGAACGCCCACCCTCCGCGTCTCGAACGTCCTCGACCTCGAAGGGGAAGGAGCGGATCTCGCAATCGGCAGGCTGACGCCCCGACTCTGTGGCCGGCTTTTTGTCTGACATCTCTTGCCTCCTAGGTCTTTCCGTTCGTGGCGGCGACTCCGGGGTTCGGAGCTCCACCTACGGGAGTGATCTGTGGAATCTGGCCGGCGCCGTCCTTGAGCGGCGGCATGCCTTCCTTTGCGCGTGCCTCGTCGACGAGCCAGATGCCGGACTGGACCTTCTCGTGCGCGACCTGCGCCATCGAGACGGCGTCGGAGCGCAGGAAATCGTCCAGGTAGAACTCGGGGTAGAGCTGCGTGTTGGGCCCGAACAGGTCGGTGTCGGCCTTGAAGGCCTTCTGAATTCGCATCAGCCGAGGGCCGAGCCCGAACTTGAGCCAGCGCAGCGACTCCTGCTCGGGGGAGTCTGTCTCGCCCTCCTCGAGCATCGAGGCAGGAATGCCGTACATGCGCGCCACGTCCTCCACCGAGAACTTCTGCGACTCGACCCATTGCTGGTCTTCGAGGGAGAGGGGAAAGGTCTGAATCGTCGCCCCACCACCGAGCACCCCGGTCCGGCCACGGTTCCCGGCCCCAGCGTGGCGCGAGTCCCACAGGTTTCCGAACTCGTCGGCCTTCTCCTTTGAGACGCCCTGCGGAAACATGAGCGCGACTCCGGGCCTCGCATCGTTGGCGAAGTGGCGGTTCTCGAACTGCTCGCGCTGCAGCTGGCTCATCAGCGCCATGCGGTGAACCTGAATGGGTGAGTAGCCGATGTCACCGCCGCCCATCGTGTCACCGCGGACGTGGATTAGGTTCTCGGAGGGGATGCGCATCGTCTCGCGCCCGTTCCACCATTCGTAGATGAGCTCGTTCGTGTTGCGGTCGCGGCGGACGGTCATGTTCTCGGGGCGCAGGATCGCGAGCGCGCCGATCTTCCGCGCCCTGGGCATCCGGCTCTTGAAGATGAAGGCGTTTCCGCACGACTCGAGTCCGGATTCGAGATCCCAGAAGAAGGAGAAGCGGGAGACCTCGTCGTTCGGGTACTCGAAGAGGTTGAACTGCCACGATCCCGTCTGCTTGCGCTTGTCGGCCTCCTTGCCCTTGAACACGTCCAAGGTGAGCGAGGCGACCGTGCCGGCGTAGAGGCGAATCGCCGCGCCGACGGCCGGAAGGCCCGTAGCGGCACCGAGGGGAATGGCCCCGTAGCCGTCCGGCGAGGGGATGATGGACTCGGAGCCCCATTCGCCCGTCGTGCGAAGTTCTCTGTCTCCGAATTTGGTCGCCAGGATCACTTCAGCACCTGCCTGTAGAAGACGCGGTCCTTTGGAATCTCGTACTCGCCGTCCCCCTCGAGCGGAGTACGGCCGGAGCCGTTGAGGTGGACGCCCTTGAAGCCGTGGTAGTGCTCGGTGCTCCAGCCGACCTCGATGCCCTCGAAGGAGGGAGCGTCCAGACCGCCGCGGCCGTCGTAGAGGTGGTAACGCACACGGCGCTTACGAGCGAAGATCGGCATATTGCCCCTCCGCAGGCATGTCCTCGATCATGTGCAGGGCGCGCATCTCGTAGTAGGAGAGCGCCGCGGTGTGTCTGGACGGGAGCCGAAAGTTGTGCCGGTGCTCGACCTTGAAGTCGGGGAGGTCGAGGCAAGGATCCTGGTCATTCTCGATGCCCCTGAGGTAGCGGGGCGGATAGTCGGTGACGTAGCGGTAGTGCGCTCCTTCGATGCGAAGCGTCCGGCTCGCGCGGAAGAGGATGCGGTGGCCGTAGAAGCCCTCCGTCATCGTCAGGGGGTTGAAGATGGGGACGGAATTCTCGGGCGGGAGTGGTTGCTTGGTGTTGCGCTGGAAGAAGTAGACGCCGGCGACGTCTTCCTCTGCTTCCTCGAGCCTCTGATGAAGGTCGGGAGGAGCGAAGGCGATCTGCTCGTCGGCGTCGATCTGCAAGAGCCAGTCCGTAGGCTCGGTCTCTTGAAGCGCGAGCTGGACGAGATGGTTCCGCTTCTCGACCTCGTTCCCTCTCCATGCAGCCTTCGGTCTGTGAACGGTCACCCCGATGTTGAGAACGTGGGCCGATTCGACGATCGCCGCCACCTGCTCCGGTCCTGACCGCGGCCGGGTGAGCCCGTCGGGGAAAAGCTGGTAGGCGCCGTCGACGCAGACGATGTGATCGACGTTCGCCTTCGTTAGTGAGGCGACGAGGGCCGAGAGCCACTGCGAGGACTCCTCGTACCAGTTGAGCATCGCGACGAGTCTCACGCCGCCTCCTCCTGAAGGCTTCGCATCCATTTCCAGGTGCGCTCCATGCCCTCTTCGAGCTCCACATGAGGCTTCCAGCCGAGCGCCATCAACTTCTCGGTCGAGAGGCGCTTGATCACCGTCTGCCGCTTAGGCGCTTCGACTTCCTCGATCAGCGAGTAGGGAGCGCCGACGAGATCGCAGGCCATCTTCGCGACCTCGGTCATGGGGAGTGAGTTGTCGTCTCGTCCGACATTCCAGGCTCCCTCGGATCCGTTCTGGAGGATGAGCCTCATTCCGCGTGCGGTGTCCCCGACCCAGCACCATGACCTTTCAGCGCCACGGTGGACAGGGATTCGGCGCCGATTCGCGGCTTGGTCCAGAAAATTGACGAGGGCGGCGCGGCCGCGGCCGGCCGGTAGCCCAGGGCCGTAAGGCATCGAAAGGCGAAAGACCTGCAGCCCCTTGGGAGCGTAGAGACGACAGACTTCCTCCCCCCAGCGCTTCGAGAGCCCGTAGAGGTTGTGCGGGTCTGCCTGTCCAAGGTCTGACTCCTTCCATTCGCGTTCCGACCCGTCTCCGTAGACCTCAGAGGTCGAGGCATAGGCCAGTTTCGTCCCCGACTCGCCGCATACCTGAGCGATCATCGCCGTCATGCCAGCGTTGTCTGACACCGTCAGGAGCGGGTCGTCCTCTCCGAACAGGCGCCCGACCTTGGCAGCCAGATGAACGACGACGTCGGGCTTGAACGTCGCCAGCGAGCGCGAAAACATCCCCGGCTCGAGCAGGTCGCCGTTCTCGCGGTCATGGCCGTAGACCTCGTGCCCGACCGACCTGAGGTCGCGCTCGAGATGGCTTCCGATGAAGCCTGCCGATCCTGTGATGAGGATTTTCACCTGGCGAAGAGGGCGTCTTCGATGCGAAGCTCGCCGGGTACTTCGTACAGCTGGCATTTGGGGTAGTGAGCGAGGCGCCCGTCGAGGTCGAATGCGCCGCCGCATGAACATCGCGGGCCCTCGCTCACGCTTTCGGGCCTGGGAACCATCAGGTGCGCGTAACGGTCCGGGTTGGCCTGCACGGGTGGAGGCATCTGGTCGATGTCGACCCACTCCGAAGGCCTGTAGCCGCGTCCGTAGAGGTCTCGGCCGGTGTCGATGCAGCCCTGAATCCACTCGTCCGCAAGGAAGTCCTCGGCCTCCCAGCCGTCCTCTTTGTATTCGGTCGGGATCAACTGCTCGTAGAAGTTGTCGGCCATCGTCGTCATCTTCAGACGGATCTGCTCGACGCTCCCCTGGTAACTCAGGTGCCAGCCGGCGATGGGCTCTATGGGCTGGGCGTGGGAGCCGAGCAGGACGTCGTGAATGAGCCTGTGCGGAAGGTCGTCGGAGTGGAAAAACCCCGCCGTCGAGCCGATCGGGCAGCCGCGGTCGAGCCAGCGCCAGTTGAGCCGGTAAACGAACATGTCCATCGGAAACTTGACCGGGAAGTCGCACTCGAGCGCCTTCTCGAGCGAGGAGGGGTAGGGGATCTCGTCCAGGTCGGAGATGAGCAGGCGATCGCCGGGGGAGGCGTCCTTCAAGACGCGGCCGAGGGCGTTTCGCTGGAATCTCTCCCTGGTCCAGTCGAAGTCGTAGCCCTCACCGATCGGCATGTCCTCGACGATGACGTGCTCGATCGGGTACTTGGCGAAGCGCTCCTTGTTCTCCTCGAAGTGGAGCGGCTTGGGCGTCCCGCGCTGCGTGACCGTCGCTTCCGCGAGCACCCAGCGGTCGACGATCCCGCTCAGCGTCTCGAGGCGGATCTCGAGCACGTCGAGCTCGTTGTTGAAGGTGGAGGCTCCCCAGATCATGCCGATGCGCCCATGTAGGAGGACCCCGATCTGAATACCTCGTCATACGTCGGCCCGTTCTCGTCAAGCGCGATCTCGAGGCAGTCGATCGCCTTCGTTCGCGACCCGCCCATTTCCTTGAGCTGAGCCAACGCAGCCTTGATCAGTTCGCGCTCGCGCTCACTCATAGCGTGGCTTCAACCGCACGGTCGAATCGCAGATGGGGGACCCGTGGATGCTCAACTCGCCGGGGTATTCGGCGCCCTCGATGACCCTCACCGGGGATCCACAGGCGGGACAGAGGTCGTCTTTCAGCCCTCCGAGGATGTGGAAGCGCTCGATCTCCTTCGCGTACTGCATGGCCGTGAACGCCTCACGGTAGGCGCGTACTTCGGCTCGCAGTTCTTCGAGCTCGGTCATGACGTCGAGGCTCATCCGACCCACCCCGCCCAGCCGAACGCCGCCGCTGCCTGCCCGTAGACGAGCGGGACGTAGCCGTGCTGTTGCATCACGGTCGCGAGGTTGGGGACGTCGCGCGGCCGCGAGTCCTGGCGCTCTTCGGGCACGGCGTAGTGATCGAAGGCATAGCCCGAGCAGCGCTCGACGGGGATGTTGCGCGTCCGCGCCAGGTAGGTGACCCAGTCGTCCGTGCCGTAGTGCGTGGGGATGAACCAGCCGCCCATCTGCAACTGCTCGCGGGTGAGGAAGGGGAGGAGGACGTTGGGGCAGTCCGTCCAGCGCGGCAGGCCGTAGAAGGTGCAGTTCATGAGCCCGCCCGCGTACTCGTCGTTGGCGATCCCGTAGACGGACGCTGCCGGCATCGTTCCCGCCTCGGCGCAGGCGATCGCCGCCTCGGCCCAGCCCTGGTGGGGTACGAGGTCGTCGGCCGTGATGTGGATGAAGTCGCCGGAGGCCTCCCTCGCACCCTCGGCCCAGGCAATCCCGCACGGTCTTCCCGTGTTCGGGATGCCGATGATCTCGATGTCGTCGTAGGTCTCCTGGTAGGCCTTGATGGTTCGGCGCAGGGAGTATTCGCGGCCCTTGACCGTGGGAATGACGACTGAGATCACTGTCAGACGAGAACGAAGGGGGAGGAGCCGACTGAGACCTGCGCCGCCATCGCCAGGGCGATCAGGGCGTCGACGGGGCGGGGCATCTTCGGGTTCTTCTGCAGGCGCCAGCCGCGCTCGGTCTCCTTGGTCGCGCCGGCGAGGACATGGGAGCGGAAGACCTGGTCGCCGTCGTGGACGAGCAGGCGGCTTTCGATCAGGCGGTAGAGGTTCGCCGAGGCCTCGGCCATTCGCTCCGGGGACTGGGGAAACTCGATCATGCGGATCCCCTCCGACTCCAAGAGCTCGGCCGAGCGGCGGAAGGACCAGGGGTCGAAGGCGACTCCCTGCACGGTGTAGAGGTTGCAGAGCTCGCGGATCTCGTCCTCGACGTCCTGGAGCGGAAGTTGCCCGTTCGGAGGCGGGGCGAGGATGCGCGCCTTCACCATCAGCTTCCCGTCCCGGTTGGCGGCGATGACGATGCCGGTCGAGTCGTGGCGAACACCGATGTCGACTCCGAGCCACACCTGCTCGAGGGGATCGAGGTCCATGCCGGTATCCGCAAGGCCGTCCCACACGCGTGGGTCGAGCCACGGCTCCTCGCCCTCCGTCCAGATCCCGCATGCGAAGCGCTTCCACTGCCATGGGGTGGTCGAGGGGGAGTCGTGCCGGCGCTTCAAGGCGGCCTCGGTCTGCCACGAGGCCGGGTTCGCCTTCACGACCACGCTCATATCGTCGACATCATCGGAAGGGTCCAAAGACCACTCGTGGAGGACGAAAGAGCGGTCCTCGTCGGTCGCGTAGGTGTGCATGTTGGCGGCGTCGCGCTCGAAGATCGGCAGCTGCTGGGCTTGCAACCTGAGGACGCCGAGGGGCGAGTCCATCTTCGCCCCGGCCGTCGAGATCGTGATCATGCGCCCTTCGCGCGGCCCGAGCCCGTCACGGAACACTCCATACAGGTCGCCCGAGGGGTGCCTGTGTAGCTCATCGACCAGCGCCAGTGTCGGAATGACGCCATCGGCGGTGTTTGCGTCTGCAGCCAACACTCGAATTCGCGGGCCGTGGCGTTCGTAACCCTCGAGGCGAATCTCGCCGTAGCCCGGTTTGACGTCGAAGATGTCATTGAGCCCCGATCGGTCGACAAGCCCTGCGGCCTGCTTGAACAGAATCCGCGCCTGGTCTCTCGACGCAGCGCCGATCACGCACTCGGCTTCCTCGGAATTCGCCAGGTGATAGAGCGCCAAAGCGCCTAAAAGCGTCGTTTTCCCGTTCTTTTTCGGGATCACGATGACCAACTCCGACGCGCCGGCGAAGTAGTCGGCCAACATCGTCTGCTGGAAGGGCTCGAGCTCCATCGGCTTTCCGTTCTCGAGCTTGAGTCCGCCGCAGAATTTCGCGAAGTCCTGCAGCGAGTTTTTTAGAGCCGTCAAAAAATTCCTCGCGGGAGGT